TCGCGTTCTCAAGCTCCATGTCCCGATGCCGCATCAGTTCCTGCCGGTCTTCCAGCGGTCCGCGCTCCAATTCGACGTCCCCGGCATTTTCCGCGTCGGGTCGGTCGAAATCCGGCGCACCGGTGCAGTCCGCTATGTCGACGGCATCAGCGGGGTCGGCAGCCCATAGGCGCGGGAAAGCAGAGCAGGAAGGGAAAAGCATGCCGATCACACCGACGAGAAGGCTTCCCCCGGAGCCCATGTTCGAGCCGACCGAGCGTGAGGAAAGGCTCGCCGCCATGGCGGAGAAGGCAAAGGACGTCAAGCCGCAGACCTATGACATCACCAGTAAAAACCCGAAGGCGCCGCGCGTGGTGCACGATTGGTTCGGCAAGCAGGTGGTGATCCGGCCGGGCGAAACGAAAACGGCTGTCCCGCTGCGTCCCGACATTGCCGAGTATCTCGGCAAAGGGGATCTGACGCTGACCGCCAGCGGCGCCGCGGCAGCAGCCCCGTCGGCTACGCCATGATCGCGCCGGTCGCGCAGAACTTTTCCGTGCCTGCGGGCAACGACGCTGTCGTTCCGCTCACGGCGCCAGCGGCCGCGCCGCTCGCCGGCGATATTTACTGGCGGGCTTATCAGGAAGCATTCGGCATTCCCGATTTCGACAGCTCGCCGGCCGCGCTGATCGAGAAATCGACCCTCGATGGAGGTGTGGTCGTGGGCTCGCCGGCAACCTCGTTCAGCGTGCAGATCGAGCGCGGCGATACCGTCGAATTGCTTCGCAATTACTACCATGAGGCCACGCTGGTCGACGCGTCGGGGAATATCTCGACGCTCAGCTGCGGAATCATGACGGTCACGGACACGAGGAACCGGCTGTGACGGTACCGACCGCCGCGAATCTCAAATTCAAGTTCAAGCCGGCGTTCGATTCGGTCGATGACGCCTCGGTGGAGTTTGCGATCGAGGAGGCCGTGGTCACCTGCGGCAACGGCGATTGGGTCGATGACGCCAATCAAGTTTTAGGGTTATATTATTATGCGGCCCATCTTCTGCAAGTCGCCATCATGCGAGGGGAGTCCGGCACCGGCCAGCTTGTGTCGAGCGAGCGGACGCCGGACCTGTCGGTCACCTATTCGGTCCCAGACCCGAACTCGCCGATCGATTTTACGATGACGATCTACGGCGAGCGCTGGCTGAGCCTGGTGCGCAAGAACTTCCCGGCCGTCCTGGTCGTGAACAGCGCGGTGATGATGTGATGCAGCCGCAACCCGCGCCATTCCCGGTCAATAAGTCCCGCAGCATCTGGGACAACCTGATCGCGCGCTACGGCGAGCTTGCGCTGCTGCGCCAGCAGGGCATTCCCGATCGCTGGATCCTCGTCCTCTTCGGGCAGTATTCGACGATGGAGCGGGTCGGCGGCATCAGCAACCCGGCCGACATGAAGGCCGTGGTTTCGGCCATCAGCCCGGATACCGGGGCAGAGCTGACGCCGCGTCCGAGCGAGAAGGATGCCCTCGTTGCGCTGATCTTCAATGAGGACGGCTCCGTGGCGATGGACGCGGGCGGTGAGCCGATCGTGAGCCGGTATCTCAAGATCATTGCGCCGCCAGCCAAGATCGGAGGCACCAGCAGGCAACTGTATTGGCGCCTGAGTGTGAGGCAATGAGCGTTCATCAGACCATAGAGCGGATTGCCCCGCGGGCGATTTTCGACCCGACACTCGATCGCCGCGAGGCCATTCTCGCCCGCCTTCTGGAAATAGGCCAAGGGCTCGATGGCATCGCCTCGGCTTACCGCAACCACGGCCCTACCGAGACCGGCGATCCGCCTGTCGTCCCGCGTCCGGCCTATCTGCTTTACGACGGCGACGCGAAGTGCACTCAAGACGTGTCGATTCACAAGTCGGCAAAGATGCCGCCGACCATCTGGGAGATGGATCCGCAGATTGTCGTGCTGTTGCAAAACCGGGACACGGTGGCGAACGACACGCTCGAAATGGCGCCGGCGCCGGTAGGAACGGAAATCTCCAACTGGGTGGCCATGCTCAACAGCATCATCACCAACGATGACGAGATCATCGATCTGGTGACGGCCGGCGGCATGCATTGGCTGTCCTCCATCGCCACGGACCTCAAGCCCGGCAGAACCATCGGGGGCGGCGGCGCGATCCTCTCGATGTTCTACGTCTTTCGCTACCCCCTGTTTCCCTCGCGCTACTAGGAAAGGAGCCGGCAATGGTCGCGCCTCATGAACAGTCGCCAAATATCGGTAACTATGTCGTCGGCCGCGGCATCGGCTACATCAAGCTGATCCCCCCGAGCACAAACCCGGACGCAGCTTATGTCGACGCGGGCAATATCACCGAGTTCACGTTCCAGGTGAAGCCGACCCGGCTGGAGCACTTCTCGTCACGCATAGGCGTGAGAAAAAAGGACATGGTCGTGGTGACCGAACTCGCGGCCACGCTCACCATGGTGCTCGAAGAGTTCACGGCCCGTAACTTGGCGTTCGCTGCATTGGGTATTCAGGCGGAGTCTCCGCCAGGCACCCATTCGGTCAGCATCTTGTCGCAGCCGCTGATTTACGCGGCATTCAAGTTCGTGAGCACCAACGTGGTCGGCCCACAGTGGACGTATGAGTTCCCTGTTTGCCTGTTCACGCCGAGTAAGGCCATGAGCTTGCTGCCCGCTGGCAGCGGGACGTGGGGCGCGATGGATTTCGAATGCGACGTGCTCTACGACGACGTAACTCAGGCCTTCGGTCACGCCACGGCTACGGACATTCTGTCGCCGTAGGTGGCGGCCGGGTGATGCGTAGGATGTGCCATGGGAAGCATGCTGTCGCTGCTCGACGTTCTGCCGCGCAGCGAGAAGGTGCCCGTCGGGGACGGCCAGGAGTTGACGGTCTTCGGCATCTCCACGGAAGACGTGGGAAGGATACTGCAGCGTTTCCCGAATGCGTTTCACCAGATGGCCAGCAGCGGCGGGAACATCGCTGGATGGGACCCGGCCTTGCTGGGTGCGATGCTGGCGGCGAGCCAGCGCAACGGCAGCGAGCACTCGATGCTCGGCAATGACGTGGCCGAGTCACGCGGCCGCAGCTTGGGAATGGGCGTTCAGCTAAAGCTCGTGCAGGCCATTGGGAGGTGCACGTTTCCTGATGGCCTCGGCCCTTTTCTCGAAGAGTTAGCTTCGATGTCATCGGGAGCCCAGCAGGTGTTACAGGTGGTCGTGCAAGTCGCTTCAAAGGCCCAGGCTATGACCTCGCCGCCCAGGCCGAAGCCCTCGGCGCCGCCCGCCACCCAGCCGTCTGGAAGCTGACGCCGCGGCAGATGTCCGCACTCCTGTTCATCCAAGAAAGGCGGAAATCGCAGGAGCGGATCGATTTCGTCAGCCAGATCCGGATCGCACAGCACGGTGATAAGCATTCCTACGAGAAGCAACTGGAGCGCTGGGCGAAGGACGCCGAAATCCGGCTATCATTTGAGGACTAACGCCCATGGTCGGTTTCACATACGACGGCAACGCCGGAAAGCTCAAGGGCAACATGGTGGCGGCTGGAAATGCTGTTAAGGAGGCATGCGAGAACGCCTGCAAAGACGCCGCCAAGGCGATCGAGGAGCGCGGCCGCGCCAGCATTGCGGGCGGCGGCAGGTTCGGCCCGCGGTGGACACAGGCATTCAATTCGAAGACCGAGGAAAGCGGCAACGAGATCAAGATCGTCTCAACGATGAGTGGCGGGCCGCCGGTTAGCTATTGGAAGGTTTTCGAGTTTGGCGCCACGATATCCGGCAAAAATGGGATGCTGGCGATTCCTATTGATCCCAACAACACGGTATGGCCGCGTGATCGCGGGAATCTGTTTCGCAAGGGGCGCGCGCTGTTCGACACGCAGACCAAGGAGCCAGAGTACATATTGACGCCGCAGGTGACGATTCCGCAGAAGTGGCACCTGCGGGATATCATCAAGCAGGTAGCAAATGAATTAAAAGGTTTCTACCACATCAATTTGAGGTGAATCGGTGTCTGATGCCCTCGCCGTCATGTCGTGGAAAGCGGCTCATGAGTTCTCTTCTGAGACAGCCGCAACTGTGGCTTCGTCCGGATCGCAAGCTGGAGCTATCTACAATTTTTTCTTTGCCGCAGTCGCATCTGCACAGAAGACCCGCGACTTTGCTTTGCCCATTCCCTTTCGGGCGATAATAAAGCGGGAACCATTTCAGGACGGTCCACTGCCCGAAGCGTTTCCCGACCAACCAAGGCGTGATACTGGGTTTGCCAGCCATAGGACACTCCCTTGTCCGTGGTTAGAGCCGTTGAGATGTTTGTCCGTCTCAGCGGCTCGCAGCTTTGCTGGAGCTTAGCATGGCCGGGGACGACATAGTTCAGTCGATTGCCCTCTCCGGCCAAGACCAGGTCATCGAGGCGTTCGGCGAGATCGCGAGCGCGGGCACTGAAGCTTTTGCCAGAGTAGCCGAGGCGGCGGAAAAGGCGGAATCGCCGTTCGCCAAGCTTGCCGAGACGCTTGCTGGCGTGGCAGCGGCGGGCGCCGCGATCGGCGGGCTCACGTTCAAGTGGGCGGACGAGAGCGCCAAGACTGTCCACCAGATGGAAATTCTGGCCGACCAGACCGGCGAGAGCGTGGAGAATATCTCCGCGCTTGAGGGGGCGATTACTGCGCTGGGCGGCAGCGGGGAAGGGCTCAGCACCAGTTTCCGGCGCATGGGCCAGGCGATCACGCAGGAATGGCAAAAAGTAAAGGAGGAGGTTTCCAACGCTTCCGACAAGGTGATCGACGACAATCTCCGGGTTGATAGGGCCGAGGAGTCGGTCGACCGCGCTCGATTGGCCCGCCAGAAGGCGTTCGGCGGCCGGGTTGATCCGCATCAAGAGCAGCTATTGAGGCGGAGGGAGGCCGTCACCGCGCTGGAGCACGCGGAGCAGGCCGAGCACGAGGCTGAGAAGAAGCGGACAAATGACAGGCTCAGTTCTTACGAGGTCGTCACCAAGGCGGTTGGCAATATCCTCAAAGGCCAGAAGACGCTTGCCGAGGCAGGCAAAGAGGCCAATCTCACCACCGACAATATTTTCAAAGGGTTGATCGGAAATACCGAGGGCGCCGAGGAGGCGCTAAAAAATTTCAACGGCAGCTTACTATCGATCCAGGGCGAGGGGCCGAAGGTCCTGGACGTTTTCAAAAACGTCGCCGATTTCGTCAAGAACAGCGGCAACGCAGCGGAAAACTCCTCGATATTGATGCGCGCCATGGGGCGCACGATGGGCTCCGACATGATCCCTGTGTTCAAGCAGGGTAGTCAGGGCATCGAAGAATTCATGCACAAAATGGAGCACCTCGGCCTCACCATGGGTGATGTCGAGGAGCACAGGGCGACCGCCTTCCATCAGGCGTTCAACCGGCTCTCCTCGGTTCTTGATATCACCAAGACGAAGCTCGGTCTCATGTTCGCCCAGCCGTGGGCGGAGAACATGGAGAAATTCACCGAGTATGTTTCGGAGAACCACCAGAAAATCCTCGCGTGGGGCGGGGACATTGCTGGAAAGATCACGCCCTACATCAAGGGCTTCGGCGATTCGATGCTCGGCTTGTCGCGCGCCATCGTCGGCGACGACACCCACGCGGATGCTGGCGTAGAGAAATGGCAAAAAACATTTGAGACGATTGGGAAGGCGTTAAAATCCCTGAAGGATGACGCTTCTAGTTTCGTCAAGCCTTTCAAGGACACATTTAACAAGCTGTTTGATCAGGATGCTTCCACGCTGGAAATCGGCGCGGGGATGCTGATTGGTTTCAGGACACTGGGCGGAAAGCTTGGCAAGGCGGCTTTGGCGGGCTTCGCCGCTGAGTGGACGTGGGAAAAGTTAAAGGAGCAATTTTCTGGCAAGAAGGGCGCGCCAGCGGGCGCGGCGGCGCCGGCCGAGGGCGCCAAGCATAGCCTTCTCGAAGACCTGTCACCGATCAGCACAGCCCATGCTGAGGAGGCACCAACGGGTGCGGCGGCTGCTGGAGATGTCCCCCTGCCGCGCCCGCGACCGGCGGTGCCGCCGCAAAAGCCGACGGGTTTTTTCAGCGAGGAAAACCGGAGGCTTTTGCGCGAGCATGAATTGATGGGCGGCCCCGGCGTGCGGTTCGCGCCAGGGGTCACCGCTGTGCAGCCAGTTGAGCAGACGCCATTCAATGCAGCGTTCTCGAAGCTTCAGAGCGGCAAGAAACTCAGCGAAGACGATGCCCGGCAATTGTACAAGAGCGGCATCGTCGTCCCGCCGTCGCGTGTCGGTAAGGAGGAAACCACGCCGACACCCAAGACGGAGCCGGCCACCCCCGCTGAGGAGCACCCTGAGCATCCTGCTGGCGCGGAGGCTCCGCCGGACTCGGGCGGCGGTTTTCCGGGCGGGCTCGCAGGGGCAGCAGCAGCGGGCTACCTCGGGCTCCAAGCGCTGTTGCATCCATTCAAAACGCTCAAGTTCGGATACAAGGCGGTGAGAGCGCTGTTGGCTCCGCGTCAATTTCTTAGCGGGTTAAAGGGCGGGCTTGGGCTTGGTGAGGGGGCCGCTGCAGTTGGAGGCGCTGCTGAGGCCGGCGGTGCGGCGGCTGGGGCGCTTCCAGAGATTGGCGTGGCTATTCCTGGGGCAGCCGCAGCGGCAGGCGGATTGACTGCCGGAGGTGTGCTGGCTGGCGCCAGTGGCTTTGGCATCTTCAGTACGATCGTCGGTGCCGCGAAGGGCTATGCGGATCGTCAGCGGGGACAATACCCGGAGGCGGCATCAAAAGAGGACGAGATCACGTCTACGCTCGGGAGAAACAGCCGGGGCATAGTCAGGCTTTTGCGAAAGCGTTATCCCGACGCCGAGAACGAGGAAATCAGGAAGGCGCTGGAGGAGAACGAGAAAAATCTCAGCACATCAACAACCGGCACGATTGACAAGTTCCGGCTCCCGAGCCGGGAGGATCGAGGCAAGCGCTCCGAGGTCGAGGACGACGCCACCAAGTCCCTCAAGGACCTAGCCGACGCGACCTCAAAGACCAGCGATGCGGAGAAGCCGCACGCTGGCGCGATCAGCAGCATCACGGACGTGATGAAGAACTTCGTCACGCCTGCGAACGCCGCTGAGTCATCGTTGGGCAAGGTCGGATCATCTGGCGAGACCGCCTCGACCGGAATGAAGCAGGCGGGTGACGCCGGGAAGCAGGCCGCTGATGGGCTGGGTGCTGTCCCTGGTCCGAGCCGCGAGGTTGCGTCCGCGATGGACGAGCTGGCTGCCGCGATCAAACGGCTGATCGAGGCGCTTGGCAACATCGTGATCCCGCAAGCGAAGGAGGGAGAGGCGAAGAAGGGTGAAGAGGAGGGAGGGCTAAAGCCGCCACCGCCGCCGTCCGGGCCGAAGGTTGTAACGCCGCCGCCGCCGCCGCCGCCGCCGCCGCCGCCGCCGCCGCCGCCGCCGCCACCGCCGCCGCCCCCACTGACACTCATCGAACGCTCTCGCGCGATTCCGCGCACATTCCAGGGACCTGCGGTTGCATTTAAGGACAGGGTTAGTATCTC